CCACGGATTTGTCACCGGGAGCGCCTAGCCAGAGATCGACATCCACGGGTCCAGGTGCCCAGCACATGAGCACGGCGATGTTGCCGGGAGGTGGCAGTGTGTCGGGGTTCTTCTTTGCTGGCGGGTTCATGCTCAAGAGAGCAAAGAACAGGATGGCAAGCACCAGGCCAACATACGAAAAGAGGAGGTCGATCTGTCCGAAAGGCCATTTCGACTGGTCGTCCATCTACATGGCTTCCAATTCGAGCAAACTCATTTCGGTATAGAGCATCATGGCGTTCAAAATCGTCCAGATGTGGAACGATGCGCCGACGATCGTTGCGCCGAACGTCATGCTTGCACCGCCCATGACCTGAAGGCCAAGTTTCGGGCCCGCCTCCGGGGACGCCAAGGCGCTCACGTCGATGCCGTAGAACATCGCTTTGATGCCAATTGCATTCCCGATGATGCCCAGGATGAAAAGGACGCTGGAGAATACGATGAGATGCTTCGACTTGATCATGAGCGCCCGGATGCTCTTGAGCCTCCCGTTCGCCGTGAAGTCAGACCTGTCGCGGATCGCCTCGACCTTGAAGGCAATGCGGAATGTCGAGACGAGCCCGAGCAGGAACATCCCCGCCATGATCTCGGCCATGTGGGCAATGTCGCCTTCCGTGACGCGGGCGATATACCCAAGCCAGTAGGCCCAGATGAGCAGGCAGGCGCCGGCTGTGTTGGCAACAAAGAGTTTGTACGGCAGGGTCATTTCGACACCTCGCAGCGCGGCACAAAGAAAATCACTGGCACCACAAACACATCGTTTTCGCTGTCGCCTTCGGATGCCGAGGGAATGCGCGCGTCCTTCAGGAGATTCCAAACGTCGTAGGGGAAATTCGCCAGCATCGAGGCCCACATCTGCCGGGCTGTGCGGATTGACGCTTTGGTCTTGACGATGTTGTGGCGCTTGTCGAACGCATAGGGCTTATGGAAGGCGAAGATGGCATCAGGATCAGCCGCACAAGCCTTGATGCCGGTGAATTCCCGCAGCAGGATCAGTGTGCAAGCACTCGCGCAATAGCCGTGCAGGCGGATGACCGCGCCTTCCTTGGAGAGCTTCTGATAGTTCTCATAAAATTCGCGAACATTGCCGCCGGGGCTGTCCTGGATGTCGATGATCTGGGGCGATGATCCTTCATTCGGATCGACGGCGGCATAGACTGGCGCGCTATAGATCAGCGCGGCGAGCAGTGCGACGAGGCGGATCATGAGAGAAAACCCATCGCATCAGGATGAAGTGCGATCGTTCGGCAGACGAGGCCAATGGCAATTAGCGATGACGCGAGAACAAGAACGCCAAGACAGAAGACAACAGGCCAATCTACTTTCATCTCAGTCCACCTTTTGTTGAAAAGATGCCAAGCGCGCCTTACATTTGCTGAGAAAGTGTCGTACTGTTCCCTGCAAAATGCAAACGAACACGCTGTTATCCCCAAGGAATATTAGGGATTTATTTGCTTTGGAAGAAAGCTTGCGAACCGATGACCATCAACCAGACAAGACCGGAGACGACAGCGAGGATCACGGCGCCGCCAATCTTCGATGACGTTCCCTCATACCAAAGCCGGAATTTGCGGACGAAAGAGAAGTCTGCGGCGGCGGCAGTCTGGTTTACATCGCCGTCGAGGCGCAGGCCCGCGTCCTTCAACTCAGCGCGGATTGCGGGAGCCATGGCGCGCTTTACGGCAGCGTCGATGATCTCTGCCAGTTCTTCCTTCTGCGCGTCGGAGAAGCCTTCTGTGTGGCGCCCTATGCGCTTTGGTGGCGTCATCGTCCCGCCTCCTGCACGGTGACAGCCTTCGCCAGCGCACCTTGTCGGCGCATGCATGTTCCCAGCGCCTTGCGGTCCTTGGCCCAGAGGCGGCTCACTTCGGCAACGGTGAGATCACGCTCCGGAATGTTCACTACGCCCGCGCAAGCCTGCCTGAGCGTTTGCGGGATCTTGGCAATGGAAGTTGGTGGGACGAACTCCAGCGTCGTGGTGCAGCCTCCCAAGGCCAGCAGGGAGATGACGAGCAGAGTGCGGGTCATTGTGCAGCCTCCAAGAAAAAGGCCCCTTGAGGGGCCGCTGTCTCAATGCGCTTTTGCGCTATGTCGAAGTAGGTTGGATCTCGCTCTATGCCGATGAAGCGGCGGCCAGTGTTCCGACATGCCACGCCAGTCGTGCCTGACCCCATCGTATTGTCGAGAACCGTGTCGCCTTCGTTGGTGTAGGTGCGGATAAGGTATTCGAACAGCGGAACGGGCTTGGCAGTCGGATGCGGATTGGATGTGTCCGTGGCGAACTCAACTACAGAGCGAGGAAACCCGCCCTCTCGTTGAATATAGTCGGACGAGGCTACATCACCGTAAACACCTCGTGCTGCCTTGTTTTTCCGCCCGCTGAGAATGTTGACAGGAAAGAGCCCCTGCGGATTGTAGCGCGCGGCGACCGAGCAAAATACCAGAATGCTTTCGTGGTCCTTCAGCGGCTTCCGGCGAGCATCGAGAAACCCAGTCGGCTTCTGTTTCCTCCATATCCACTCATACCGAAACATCTTCGGATTGCTCATCACCAGCGCGCTCGTAAACGGTTGGCTCGCGGTCAAAACAACCGCCGCATTCGGCTTGCAAATGCGCCTATATTCACGCCACAGTGGCTCGAACGGTATAACCGAATCCCACTTGCAGGCGGTCGTCCCATACGGCAAATCGCACAGCACCATATCGACGCTGCCCGCTGGAATTGTCGGCATGATGTCGAGGCAATCGCCAAGCCGAAGATCAATCATCTAGCGGACACCGTTCAATGCATGAGCAATCGACTTCGGAAACACAGGCTTGTTGTCCTGTGCGTCCTTGCGAATGGCTTCCTCCAGGAATGCTTCGGCGCGCTCCGCGTCGAGCTGCTGCTGAAGCAGTTCATATTCGGCCTGGATCTGGTCGATGCGCGCTTGGTCGGCGGCTTTCTGTGCAGCCTGCTTGGCGAGCGCTTCCTTCTGGACCTTTTCCCATGCGATGCGCTCGTGAAGTTCGCCAGCCGAATAGCCCTGCGAATATTTGTGCGCGCTCCATGCCCAAATCCCGCCGCCAGCGAGCGCGGCAATGATGATGTAGACAACAAGCGTGTCGAGCCCGAGAAGCCGTGCTATGGTCCCGATCATTTAGAGACCCCGAAGGCACAGTTCGCGCTCTTTGGCGCGGCGCTTGGTCAGGCCCGGGAAGACAATCCCGGCAGCCCTATTGTATCTGAGAAGCGCGTCACACCCCTGCCGGGTCTTGCCTTCGTTGATGAGCCTCACAACACTCGATTTGCAGGCTGCTCCCACTCCAAGATTGTAGGCAAACGAGGTCAGCGCGACGAACCGGTCATCCGGCATCGAGACCGTGGTGCAGGCAGAAATGCCGTTGGCGTACTTCTGGAGGCTTTCAACCAGCATGGCCCTGCATTCGGCAATCGAATGATAATCGCCCTTGTGCACGTCAGCCGTTTCGCCGAAACACACAGTCCACGGCTTCCCACCCGTTGCCGGATCGGGATAGGCGTTCTGGCGCAGCCCTTCGAATCCACCAATCAGAGCAACGGCCATTGCGGCAGCAGCGCCACCTCTCTTAAGACGGCTCATTGGTCATCTCCTGAGATGCTTGGCTGTTGCTTGATACGAAGCAGCGGGAGGGCCACGCCGAACGCGCCATTGAGAACGATCAGCCAGATGGGTGCGACCGGCAGCGAACTGGTGTAGAGGTAGACAGCGATGGAAATGCCATTGAGGGATGCCAAGACGTAGCCAGCCCAAGCGGTCCAACTGCGCAAAAGCACGGTCTTCCAATTGTCAATGAGACGCATGGGTTTCCCTTTCGGACGATGATTGAATTCAGATGGCGGGGTGTGGTATCAACGCCGCTATGAACGTTGACGAACAGACCGACCTGGTGAAGATCGATATCGCAGCCGGAGCATTCCACGCCGCAGCGAGCCGATTGCGTAAACTTGCCGACGAGATCGAGGCTCAGGCCGGCTTTGTGCCGCCAAGCGACTATGCGATTGACGAGCCCTACCAGTATTCCAGTGCTGTGGATCAGACCCAGTAAACGCCCGAAAGAACCAGCACCGCGCCGGCTGCTATCGGGTTTGAATTGTCATAGTTGAGGACCGAGACGGTACCCGATCCGCCAACGATTATGCCTTGAAGCATTTTCCCGCCTAGCGCAGTTTCACGGCCTGCAAGCACCCAATCACCGGTCGCATTCGCGGTGAAAGGAAGCGTTGCAATCGGGAAGCCGCCCGCCGTTCCAACCGTCGTGATGGTGATCTTGATCTTTACCAGAACGGCGCGGCCAATCTTGGTATAGCCGCCCGTCGCGGAAACCGTGGTGAACGTGCCTGTGGAGGCCGTAATCGTCGGGGTGTACGTGTTGGTCAGCTCAAGGGCCAGAAGGCCAGTTCCGTCTTCGTCGGTCACGAGAGCAGCGAGATTGGCCGATGATGGCGTTGCCGCGAAGGTGTCGAAGCCGGCTGCCCGAGTGACGCCGGCCCATGACGTGAGCGCTGCGGCCAACGGCTGGTAGAGTAGGTCGTTGGCCGTCTTGAGAAACGCCTTGACCTGTGTCCATGTCGCATAGACTGGAGAAAACAGGGTTGTGCTGTCACCATACCATACCCTGTCGGCATTGACGGGCGTGCCTTTAGCTGTCGAGTTCAGCGTGTCAATGGTTATATCGTTTGTCGTGCCGGTGTTGAAATCGACAACGATGCCGTTCGACCCTGCACCGTATGTGCTCAGGTCAACATTCGCAGCGCCGCCATAGGTGATGCGCGCGCCGTAAAGGCCGAGTTTTGCAGTCGTAGGACCACAGAGCGGAATGCTGGCGTTGAGCGGGTTGACGCACTCGATAATCGGATTGTACAGCCCGACGTTCCCGGCATCGGTCAGGGAAATCAGCGATGTATAGGCGGCTGATTGATAGGTTTTAAGCGAGAAACCCAGGATCGAACCGGCAAAGGCACCCGGCGACAGAAGCACATGGGAGGCGTTGCCCGCTCCCTCGAAAAGGATGTCGCAGGCGATTTGGCCGTAGCTTAGAAAGCCGGCATCCGGCCAAGCGATTTCAAGGCCCGGCCTTCCGTAGGACACGATGTAGCTGCAATCGAACTGGAACCCTCTTGTGCGAGAGATCAGGACAGGGGATTTCGTTGCCCTGCGGATGGCAACGCCACCCGAGGTAAAGGCTCCCAATGCGGTCGAGTTGATATTGACGGTAAAACTGTTCGCCGCTGCTCCGGACACGGTTCCGACCGCCTTGGACATGCCAGGCATGCCGCCGATCGAGGCAAACACCACCTCATCGCCATTGGCAAAGGGATGGGCTGTTGCGGTGATCACGGCACTTGCGGCATTGGTGACGCCGGTTACCGCAACGATGTTTCCAGCACCGGGAAGGTAGCGGAAATCGCCGGCAATGACCTTGTTATCGATCTTGCTCGTGGCACCCGTCATCACCGTTGTATAGTCTGACGTGAAGGGGTTAGAGTCATACCCCTCGAAAATGGCTACGCGAGCGTTGTGCTGGCTGTTGTAGTAGGTCGGATGGACGTGAAGCGTGGTTTCCTGTCCATAATCATGGAAGGCAGCGCGGGTGAAATATCCGGTGGTCGAGCAGTCATAAAACGACGCATTGTCGCAAAACCCGGAAGCGGTCGGACGTGCCGCCTGGAACGCTGCGGATGGCTTAGCCGCAGGATCTCCATAGACACCCACGCCGATGAACTGATAGCCGCGCGATCCGACGAGATCGAAGACAGCCTTTCCGGTGCAAGAGCCGATGACAGTGCCACCGCGAACTGTGAGGTTCCACGCAACAATGCCGGTGGCGTTGATGCTGCTCGTAGTGCGCCAGCGCCCGCCGCTGAGTTCAATGGTGGTGGCGACCTGACTGGATGCTAGACCCTTGGCCGAGACCGATTCCGCGCGAACAACCGCAAACATCTTATTGAGCGCGGGACCGTCATTCGCTACACCGTCGCCAACGGCGCCAAACATGAATGGGGTTAGGACGCGGGCACTAACCACGGACAGGGGAGCGTGCACGAGTTTGCCGCTCGCGTAGAGCACGACCCGAGTCTGGGCGAAGTCGGTGATGCCCGAAATGGCAACCGGCAGTTCGGCATAGGCCATCCGAATTCCCTAGATGTAGTACGAGAAGACGACGGAAACGCTGGTTCCGGCCGTTGGGCTCAACATGCCATTCGCCGGCAATCCGGCCGGCCCTACGACTGCTGCTGAGAAGCCCTCAAACACCAGTGCTGAGCCTGAGATGACGCGACCTGTTATGCTGACATAGGCTGTCGTGGAGCCGACGACGCGAACAGGGAAAATCCCAGAACCAATGCTGGCAGACGGTGTGAACGGCAGGCTAGTGATTGAAAGGTTGTTCGCGTTCAACGTATTGCCGGACCCGTTGAGGACAATATCCGCCGAGCAGAACACTTGACGCCCGATTTTGGTGCACGCTCCCGTCCGTGACGCATAACTGAAGGTGCAGCCCGTCGCGGTAAAGGAAGGCGAGAATGGCACTTCCCGATAATCGAGGGTCGGGTTGAGCAGCAGCCAGCCGCCAGCAGCGGCATTGACGGCAGCGGAATACTCAAGCCAATAGATGCCGCCCGCCAGGAGTTCGCCCCCGATAAGCGCTACATCCCCGGAACTGTCCATCTTGCGAATGGACTTCGCGCCAAGGCCGTTGACATTCAAAGTCGCGGCAGATGTGTTGCTCGTGGCGATCCGCAGCGCCATCATGAGGCCATTGGCATATGCGGCAAAGGCTGAATTGGCCGTGACGGTCTGCGCATTTGCCGTTCCGCCAGCAGTCAGTGCACCGCCGATATCGCCAAGAAACTCAACCACGCGCGCTTCAAGTTGCCGAGCCGAGTTGTTCACTGAGCTAGGCGGCTGACCTTCCGCCCAATTGATCAGCGCATCGGAGGTAGCGTTATTCGCCGCCACCTTGCTCCAGTCGTAGATACTGCTCATCTGGGCTATCCCATGCGCTTTTGAAGGAGGAGATCGGAAATCTTCGGCGCGTAGACCGCCTTGAGCAGCCCGTCAGCGCCCTGCCGGACATCGCCCAACGGCTTGAACCGAACGGGTGGGGCGTCTGGTGTGTCGGCAAGCGCCTTGAACGCGCCATGGAGGCGTTCACCGAATGACTTGGGTTCTGGCGTGGATGCGTAGTCGGCTACGTCCTGCGGGATACCGGCGAGGATGCCGCCCTGTTGGCCTGTGGCAGGGGCGAGGCCCGGATAGCTTTCCTGTCCCTTGGGGCCGTCTGGAAGGCCGGCGTAGGGGCTTGCCGCGAACGGTGCGCCCTTGGCATTGTCAGTGAAATAGTGGTTGCCGATTTTCAGGGCGTTTTGATCGTTGAGATTTCTCGCCCAAGAGGCAGTTGATGCGCCAGGATTGGCGTAGTAGGTGGCGCCATTGGTAACACTAGGAAGATTGCCGGCCTTGAGCTGTTCGGCTACCGACCGGGCTTCCGGCCCGGCTTTCGAGGATTGCCCTTGAAACTGGTTGCGGGCCAAAGCTTGGTCCAGCGGGTTGCTTCCATAGCCGGAGAAATTCTGGTTTGCGCGGTTTCGGATGACATCGGCAACGGCCTGCATGCCAAGGAGACCTTCGCCGCCTGCTTCGCCCTGGATGATCGAGGCGAGCGTTTCGATGTCGTTTCCGAGGAGACGCGGTGTCCCTACGTAGGCCATGGGCTTGCCTCGATGCTCGTTCGTCGCTATTTTGTGGGGATGCAGATCGATCACGACCGCGAAGAGCCGCCGCGCGATACGGGCGGAAACTTTGTCTATTGGGGCGTGAGCGCAGTGGTGGCGTTTATCTGGGTCGTGTCACTGATGACTATGAACCTGGATTGGCATTCTGTTCGCCTTGGCGCCTTCACCGGAGGCGTTTTCGTCATAGTCATGTCGAAGATTACGGGGAACAAAGTCCCGAAATGGATGCGCCGCTAATCCCTGGTAAGCGCCGGAACAGCCCCAGTCGTACCCAGCCGAGCCAAAACCGAGCTATAGAGCGCCTTCCGGCTTGCCGTGCTTAGATTGCGGCTCGTGCCAGCCTGAAGCATCAGCCGCGCCGCCGAAGGATCTGTTTCCATCAGCGATTGCGAAAGCCTCGTCAGAACGGTTGGCGGCAAGCCACGAGATTCGTTAAGAGCCTTCGTTACCGCCGAGATGACGGCAGCGACCGGCCTTCCCTGCATCAGATGGGTCATGATCGACGGATCGAACTTGTTCAGATCCGCAGCATCGGCAAGGTTGTCAGCCGTCTTTGAACCACCAAGAGCCGAATTCGCGGTTTCGAACATGCGCTGTTCCCGCGCAATCCTGCGGCCCATCTGGTCGGCGCGCTGCGGCACGGCAAAGGCGGGGAATTCCTGTCCGGTCTTTTCCGTGATCAGAGCGCGGGCCTTGTTGGTGGTCGGCGACAGAGAAGACGACTCCACCTTGGCAATCATCGGATCTGCATAGCCCGCTCGGAAAGCGTTCTGCTCCCCTGCCGGCATGGCGTTGAAAGTCGCGATATTGTCAGCGGCCCGAGCCCTGCCCGAGGTGGCGGCTTGGCCGGTCTCCACCGCGTCAATGGTACGGCTTTGGGCGCGGAAGGCGTCATTGGCCTGCCTATAGCCGGGGGATGCCGTCTCCAGCGCAGCATCGAGGCGGCTGTTGATCTGCGAGAGCAGCCGAACCTGATTGTTCTTGCCGGCTCGCTGCGCCGTCGCAATCTGGTCGGCAATGTCCTGCTTGGCCCGCATGACGGAAGTGAAGTCCGACAGTTGCGAATTGCCATCGGTGAGCAGCGATCGAGCGCGCCTAATTGCACCTTCCAGGCTGTCATCGGCAATATTGGAGCCGGGGTTGGCAACCCTGTTGACGCCTGGCGTCAGAACATCGTCTGCGGCGGCAATGGCGCCCGAGACATCGACAGGGCCAGCGCCCTGTCGGGCATTGGCGTAATTCACATCGGCAAGGGATGACCGACCCGCTGTCAACGATGCGGCCCGCTGTGCTGCCGTATCCGGCGCGTTGAAGCCTTCGGCGATGGTGTTGCTCAAACGTTCGCCCTGCCCCATCTGGCGGGCCTGCAATGCCTCTACAAGCGCCTGCCGGCCTTCATGGGGGTTGCGAGACGCCGTTGACAGCATACGCTGCCCGGAATTGCCCAATGCGTCAGCAATGGTGAACATGCCCTGATTATCCCGCTGCGCGGAAGCCAGGATCTGTGCAATCTCGTCGGGGGTTCTGCCCGAGCGGCTCAAGGCTTCCGCCAGGGCTGCATCTGCGTATTGCTGGGGTTGCAGGCGGGCCATGATTGGGGCGAGTAGAGGCTTTGCAGCGGCAGAGATACCAGCGACGGCATAAGGCAACGCGCCGCCTGCAAGACCGCCAGCGCCCGCACCGATGGCGCCGCCCTGAAGCCGGTCCATCATGTCCCCATCAGCCGCGCCAGCCCCATAGGCACCACCATACAGTGAGCCATCAAGAGCGCTCCCAAGTGCCACCCTGCCGAGTGTCCCGCCAGTGCGCGCGGCATTCAGGCCAAATCCGGCGCCACCCGTGGCGAGAGCCTGCGCGACACCGCCACCAACTTGACCAGCGGTATATGACCCAGGATTGTCCGACCGTGCCTTGCCTGCATCGGCGCGCATTTCCTTAAGCACTTGCTTGCGGGGAACGCCCGACAAAGCACTGCCAAGGACGGAGGCCAGTTCATCGCCCCATCCGAAGGTGGTGGAATCCGCCGCGCCCATCGCCGCCGACCCTGCCTGACCGTAGTTGCCGGGAGAGAATTCCGGCACATTGGCAACAGCATCGGATTTCGGACCATCTGACGCCATGATTGCTTTGGCGCGTTCGATGCCCGATTTCGCCCGAACACCCGCATCAGCCGCGCTTGATTGGCTCATGCTTTGCAACGCCTTGAACGCCGTCGCCTGGTCCGGGGCGTCCACTTCATAGTTGCCATTTGGCGTTTGGAACTGAAAAGTCGCCATTAGTTGACCTTTCGCACGCGCACGCCGTTGCCGAGATTTTGCCACCCATCGCCCATCGGCTGCGGATTGGTCATCTGCTGGATCACGCGCTGCCCGCCTGGCGTGGTCGCCGCTGGAGCGCCGGGCGTGTAGCCCTGCTGCCCGCCGGCCTGTTGCTGCGCGCGCGTCAGACCCGTCTTGATGACCGTTTCGAGGTCATTGATAGCGCCCAGATAGTCCTGATCGCTCAAGCGCTGGTTGCCCAGCCGCGAGATGGCGTCTGTTGCCTTCGCGCCTTCGATATCGGTGATGGCACCGGCACCCTTGAGCATCTGGAACGCCTGAAGGAACGATTGGCCTTTGGTCTGGTCAACCAGCGACTGGAAATCGAGTTGATCAGACGTGCGAGCAGGCAGCATGCCCTGAATGAAGCCCGTCGATCCTTCACGACCGGGATGGGTCTTCATCCGCTCCAGCACGGACAGCGTGGTATTGGCGTTCTGCTCGACGCGCGGGAGGTCGAACGCCGCCGCACCCTGAGCCGCACCCTGAGCCGTCTGGGACGCAGCGCCGGCCAAGTCCTTCGGGATCTGTCCGACAGGCTGGCGAGTGATCGGATCGAGCAAGATCCACTGTGTTCCCGCATCGAGCTTGATTGGGGTTTTGGAGAGCGTCACGCCAGCCGGCATTTCCGACTTGACGACTTTGCCATCCTTGCCGAGCTGGAGCAGTGCCGGATTGCCCTGATCATCGACGCCATATTGCGGGTTAAGACCAAGTTCGGCGTTGCCGCCGCGCGCCTGCGGGAGATTGCCGGTCAGGATGAAATCACGACCATCTGGCGAAGTCGGATCGAGGCCATATTGCTGGGCTGCTTGCGCGCGCTCGTCAAATGCCGTCATCCCGCCGCCCTTCGACTTTTGCAGGATGTACGACCGCAAAGCCGTCTTGTCCGAGGCAAGCACCGTCGCAGTGCCCGGGTCGAGCCCCTGAGAGGTCAGCCATCCCACGGTTTTGTTCTTCTGCGCGCTCTGCGGGGCAATGATGCTCTGGAGAATGCCGCCAAGACCACCCAAGCCGCCCGTAGGAGCCTGCTGGGGCGCCTGTGTGGCGTCCTGAGCCATTGGCTGGCCTTGCGGGGCCTGCTGCGGCATAGGCTGCTGTGGTGCGCCCTGTGGAGGCTGCTGCTGCATCTGCGGGGGCTGCTGAAAGGGCAGCGCGGCGCTGGAGTGATCGCCGATCTGCTGCCCGCCCATCTGTGGCGGCATAGGCTGGGCCTGCTGACTGCCACCGGGGTTGAGCAGCGAAGCCAGGATTTCCTGTAGGGTCATGGCTATCCCTTTATCGGTTGCCGCCGTTGCCGCCGCGCTGTGGATTGACTTCCCAATATGGCTTCTTGGGCGCGGCTGTCGGCGCAGCCATGGGAGGCGGTGGCGGATTGCGTGCCAGGATACTGCCCGCCGTGGTTGCCGCTGCCTGTGCCGGGGTCGGCATGAGAGGACGCGGCGAGACGGGCGGCATGATCGGGGCAACCGCCTTGGGCTGCTGATAGCCTGGGGTCATATTGGGCTGCCCATAGCCTTGGCTGTTGGCGAACATGTGGGAAAGGTCAGAGCCGTTTCCCTGTGTCGTTGATGGCATAGAACCGCCCATGATCATTTACCTCCAAAGAGCGAGCCGACTGCGCCAAGCGCAGCCCCGGGATTGGATGAGCTGCTGTGGCCCTTCTGCGTTCCATAATCCCCCGCAGAACCGGCTGCCGCCTGCTCCAGCAGGCCGAGGCGGGTCCACGGAGCATTGTCCTGTGCATACCACTGTGAGACAGCGTCGTTCTGGAGGTTCTGAGCCTGCTTATCGAGCAAGCCGCCTGCCTGAAGCGTGGCTCCTGCACCGGTCAAGGCGTTCTGGAACTGCTGCTGATCCTGTGCGCCCATGGCGTTCGTAGCTTGCAACGATCGATCGAGGCCAGCATTGCGCGATGCATCCATCTGGCCGTTTGCAGCCAGCATGTTGGAGGAATCGGCATTGAACTGATCGCGAAGAGCTCCAGAGCGGATATTGCCGAGCTGGTTGGTGAGGACGCCGGTATTCGCACCCGAACCATACCGCCCTGCCCCGGAAAACTGGCTCTGGACCTGTGAGGCTGTCTGATCGAGTTGGCCTTTCAGCGCATCGTTGAAATACGGGTTGCCGCTCTTCAGGTACGAGCCATTCGCCATGTTGCCGAGGTTCTTCTCGGCATAGGATTGACCTGTTGAAGCCGCACCAATCCCAGCCAGAAGCGGGCGCGTTCCAGCGGTGTTGGTGTTGGCTCCAGTCTGGGCAAGGCTGTTGATGCCTGACATGGTGGTTCCGGACAAAGGCGCGACCGTCGAGCCTGAGTACGTATTCCCACCGACGCCCGAGTTGTAGAGGTTAATACCCTCGCTGCCCGCCAGCTTGAATGCCGGTTCGGCCCACGCAGGCGGGGAACTCGTTTGGGTCGATGATGTAGAAGTGCCCATGGCTTACCCTTTTCGGTAAAGAACGGCGTGCGGCTTGTAGCCGTATTGGGCTAGGAGTGGTTTCCAGCCTTCGCGGCCTTCGATGGCCTTCACGGAGCAGTTGTTTTCGTCGGCCCACTGTTCCAGTGCAGCGCACAATTCCGCCGCGTATTTGTGAACGTCTCGCCCTGCCAGGTCGCACAGCGTGGCAATCCGCGTCCCGGTCGCATCAACCGTGCGAATGGTCGAAAGAGCCATGGAAACGAAGGTGTCGCCGTCCAGCACCAGCCACAGCGTCCGTTTGCCGGAAAGCACCTCACTGAACAGTGCCGCCGTGGTCACGTCCTTCGGGAACCGCTTGGCGAGCCTGCCCATCTCACGAAGAATGTCGGACATATACGGCGCGAGTTGATCGATTGACCATTCAGAGCCGTTGACGATGTTCATCGTTGGCCGACACGCTTCGCGGCCACATCGACACCTTGCGCGTATTGCCATGTCTCGCCGGCCGGGACAGTCACCCGCACCCGTTGGTAACGGGCTGCATTGAGGACATCGATGCGGCCTGTACCTGGGGTTGGCGACAGTTCCGCGCTCCAGACGGTCGTGTCTCCGAGATTGAACCGGGAGCCGATCGCCATGGTGCAGTTGTCGCTATCAATCACCGGATACATCGAGGAAACCAGCGTAATCCCGCCCGAAAGGTCTCCCTTTTCCGTCGTGGTCAAGGTTGCCTGCTTGTTCGTCCCGGTGAAAAAGCCGAGCTTGAAATCAGTGCCGAAAGCCGCAAGGACAGGAGCCCCGCCCTGCCAGACCTTGCTGTCCAGCGAATAAGGCAGCGCGTCGAGGTCGGCCGACACCGCATCCAGCCCTTCCAGCGTGTAGCCAGCCGTTGCCGCCGGGAAGATGCCGACATTGGCCTGATTGGCGAGGGTCCAGCGCGTTTGCAGCCAGTCATAGGTGAGAATGGCGCCATAAACGCCAGCGCCGGTCAGATCCATCGTCCAATAGACGCGCGGATTGCGAGGATCGACCGTGCCGACAATCGCGGTAGCGCCGGACGATGACAGTTGCTCGAAAATCGTGCGGCTGACTTTCTCAAAGCCGATATCGGCAATAGACCCATCCGGCCCGAGCTGGAAGAATGACCCTTCATCAGCGAAAAAGGTGTTTTCGCCCCGCGAAGCGATGGAGTAGGGCGATTTGGCCCCCCGACTGTCGTGGATCTTGACGAATGAGAAAATGATCGAAGAGCCTGGAACGAATGTCGCGAGGTAGATGGCGCTCTTGAGGATGACAATCGGGTTCGTTGCTCTGGATGAGCCCTGAACAACACCGCCCTCCGGGAAATCCTGAAAGTCGGAATTGTCCGTGCCCGGTGTCCAGCCGGTGATATCGTTCAGCGCCGACCAATGGACACGATTAGCGTTCGTCCCGAGTTGCAGCAGGCAGAGGAAATCGCCCCATGCCCTGACAAAAGCAGCCTTCGGAGGCGAGCCGGGGAGATCGGTGAACGTGGCCGAGACGCCAAGCTGGAAATACTGCGGATTGTCGTTGATATCGACCGCGACGACGTAATCGCCAAACTGCTCGAAACACCACCGCGCATCGATGTTGGCCGCGTAGGTCGTGGCGGGCTTGGACACATCTGTCCATGTCAATGTTGTGTTATCCAGCTTCCACAGCTTGGTTGCTGTGCCTGCGAAAATGGTCACCTGACCGGCCAGGCTCTTTGCCGTGAAATAGCCGAATGGCTGCGATGCAAGCGCGGAGGTGAAGGGCACCAGATCGGGGAAAGGCAGATAGGAGCCGACAGAGGGCAGCACGTTCAGGAGATCGGCTGTGCCTTCGGTGTTCAGGTCGGCGCGGTCTGGGGTCCACTCTGCGAAACTAAGAGTGGTCATCGAAACAGATCACTGGCAAATCGGTAGCGGCGCTGCACCAAAGCCGGATCAACAAGCAGCGTTGCGCGCTTGTTCTGGGTGATGACACTGCGGACAGAGGGAAGAGCGCTGTTGAGGATCGAGGCCCAGCGCGCCATTGTCGGATCATCCTGAATGAACACGCCACCCCAGACAATCGAGGCCGCGAGATACAAATCGGGGTGATTGGTCAACAGCCAGTTGGTTGGTGCAGCATCCGAGAGGGCAAACCGCTGGCGAAGGCGGAAGCGGAACGGATAGGCTTGATCCAAGGGGCAGTCGAAGTTGATGTTGCTGCCATCGATCGCCCAGGCGCGGGGATAGCCTGACGAAACACGATAGGGGAACGTGCCGTCCACCAGCGGTGTGAGTTCAACCTCATCAAGGGCGGTTTCGGCAACGAACAGCGCAATCGGTTCGACGCAGCTTTGGGCTGAAATGTCGATGACGCGGGAGTTCAGCGTACCGGTCAGCGTCACATCGGTTTCAACAGCCGGGAGCTCGCGGTTCAACGCTGCCTCGGCCAGTGAAATGCAGTCCGCCGCCTGTGTGGCGATATCACCACGCGACAGCCAAGTGGTGACGGCTGCTTTTAGCTCAGTGTAATTCGAAATGCTCATGCTTTTGAGCCCCCAGGACAGCGCATCAGCCACTCATGCAAGTTGCCGGCGAAGGCTTTGTCCGTCGTGTGATGCGTGATGTTCAGGTCCGGGATCAGCCAGATGTTGCCGCCCTTGTCCGTCCAGCGCTTGGAAAAGGCGTAATCCTCGCCATACCAGACACGATCAATCGCACCGTGGTTGAAGAGGTCGATTGCCGGGGCATAGCGGGGCCCGTAGACGAGTTCGGGGTAATCCCCCATGAACTTCTCAACCGCCTGCTTGGTGACCTTCAGGAAGCCCGCAGGCACCTGTTTGGCGTCCAAACAGCCATCATCTCGAACTGTCGGGCGTCCATCGGCATCGGTGTACCATGCGCCCATGTATTCGGTCTTCTCGTCGGTCTTGAACCGGTAGGTTCCGGCGCAGACATCGCCTTCCGTCTCCAGAAGGGTCACGAGGTCTTGCGCATCCCATGACAGGTCATAATCGAGGAACACGACCACGTCGGCCTTGGCGTCCATGGCATGCCGGAGCATCGTTGCCCGGGCCGCCGAGATGTAGACGTTGCCGACTTCCTGGGAGAGCTTGTGCTCCCATCCCGCCTTTTCAATGAGCGGGACGGAAGCCTCAAGAGCCGCGATGAACTGCGGCATGGGACCGGCCAAGGATGGCACGCAGAAGACTACGAGCTTCTTCTTGGCCGGCTCCGTCATTACGCGGCGCCTTTCCACATCCCAAGGCCAATGAGCGTGTTGGCGATCTCCAGCACGATGGCTGTGAGGTTGGCCGGCACGGTGACATTGGTCGAGAGCGAGAGGAAGGACGTTGCCTGGTTGGACGATGCACGCTGTACAACCGGCGTGACACCGTACAGCGCCACCTTGTCGGTCACGCTGCGGCCCAGGTTGGTTCCATCGAGGGAACCGCTACCGAGGAATTCTACTGCCATTTTCGTGGTTCCTTCTTAGTTGAAGTGCAAGCGCGTCGCCCACTCGGGACGAAGCTCTTTGTAGCCGTAGAGAACATCGATCCTGCACGGCAGGTTGTCGTTGTTGATGTCGTAGGCACGGACGATACGCAGCGAGATGCCGTCCTGAACTTCGCGGCGTGCAAAATCGACGCCGTTGGGCATGACGAGATCGGCAGTTGCGAAGGTGAACGCGTCCGTGTGGTAGAGCAGCGACGTGGTGTCCTGCCCGGAAGCAGTACCAGCGATCACAACCGCCTTGCCGGAGCCAGCCGAGTTGATGACCACGTTCTGCCGAGCGCCCGAGGTGGTCGGGGTCGGCGAAACCGTGATGTTGCCGGCGCCGCCCGCATAGTCCGCCGCGATGACGAACTGCTGGAGGACGCCGCTGTCCACCTTGGTTTCAGGATGCACGCTGTTGACGCCAACAATGGTGATGATGTCGCCAGTGAGCAGCGTACCGGTGCCCGCAGTGACCGCGACAGTTGCGGAAGCCGAGGTGATGCCGGTCGAGGTGTTGACGAGGTAGTTGGCATCGCCAGCACCGCGCGTGTAGGTCGGCCACAGCGTGTTTTCCACGAAGTCGTAGCCGGCCGCGCGGCCCATGAAGCCTTCCTTGTACTGCTTGGAAAGCTGCGCCTGGTCGTTGAACAGGGTCTTGGTGTCCTTCACCAAGGTGGACATGTCCAGCGAGTTCAGGTTGGCGGTGCGCTCGCTGGTCGGGGCGAGATAGCGCTGCATCAACACACGGCCCGAAAGCACGTCGTTGTAGGCAAGCGTCGAAGCCGGCGTCCAGATGGCGTTGTAGACCTTCTTGAACATCGTCATGGCATCGTATTCGATGTTGGCAGCGAGCACGGCCATGGCGGGGTCGAGAATGCGCTTGGAGAAGTCGTCCAGCGAAAGGGTCAGTTCCGCCGTCGAGAAGTTCACGTCAACACCCTTCTGGGTGGCAACCTGAAGGCTCTGGCTGACTTCGGCGGTGTCCTGCGTGGCGATCGTCTTGCCTGTGCGAACCGTATACTGGTTGGGCATGCGGATTTTCAGGGTATCGCCGATCTTGGCGCCGGACTTGGCGAAGCTGTCGTCATACTGGCGGTTGATGGAGCCGATGAAGTTCAGCTTCTGGTGGAGAATGCGGAGCGCTTCGCGCGTGACCGCCGTTGGCGTGAGGATTGAATTCGACACGGTGGGGGTTTCCTTCTGGCGGCCTTAGCCGCAAACGGTTGCTGTGATCAGCCCCGCTTCGCGATCTGCGCATTCCGACGCTTGGTCCACTCTTCCGCTGACAGGCGATCGTCGAGGCCCGTTATTGGCGGGTTTGCTCGTGCCGTGATCTTGGTGAGGGGCTGCGGTGCCGGTGCTGCTGGCGATTTGGGGGCTACGGATTGATTCTGGAGAGCTGCGTGGCCGATGTGGGCAAGATACAGTGCCCGGTACACGGCTGGGGTGTACGCGCCTTTGAGCGTATTCCAGTCGAAGCCGAGTTCCTTCGTGGCGAAGTCGGTAATCTTGCTGTCCAGTTCGGGCGACCAGCCCTTGATCTGTGTTTCGGCGAATTGCCGCGTTTCCTGAAGACGCTTGGCAGTCTCCTGCTGCGTTTGCTCAGTGCGTGCCTTCTGCCGTTCGCCCAGGTAGCCCGCGACCTGTCCGCGTGCTTCCTTCAACTGCTGAAACTTGCGAAAACCTGCCTGGGCGGCGAACAGGTCTTGCGCTTCCCATGCGTCCCAATCGATATTTTCATACGATTTGAGGTCGCTATCGATGGAGATCATCGCCGCGCGGGCGTTCATCTCCTCTTCGCCGGCCTTGGATTGCTGGTCGATGTGCTTTGCACGGTCTTCCAGTTCGCGGGCTTTGGCGGCGACTTCCTGGGTCTTGCGGGTGTAATCGGCCTGCATCAGCACGCCGTCCTTGAGACCTTTCGGCCCCATGATTTTCTTCCCGTTCCAGTCGAATTCCTCTAGGTCTTCGTCTGGGGTAGGCTCTTTCTCGGTGCCGTCCTCGTTGAGTTCGGGGGCTACGAGATCATCATCCGGCTCGTTCGGCTCCACTTGCTCGATTGGCGCTTCCGCTTCGGCAATAGGTTCGTTTTCACCGGCCATAGGTGCACTCCTCTTGGGGTTGGTGCGGGTTTAAGCTTGTGGAGAAGGCTTAGTTGGCTGCGGCTTTGCAGCTGCGGCAGCGATGTGCGCCTGCCCTTTGATGAACTCGATCTGCTTCTGAGATTCGATCTTCACGCCAGCTATGCGCTCTTCGCTCTGGATCTTCGCAAGCTGGACCTGCTCGTCCGACTGGATTTGCGCGATCACGTCGCTCTTGTCCTGCTTCAACTGCTGGTTTTCCTGCTGAAGCTGCTGGAGTTGAGCCCCCATTTGCTGCATCTGCTTCTGGCCTTGGTCGATCGCCTGCTGAGCCTGTGGCGGTATCTGGCCCGAGGCCATTTCCTCCATCTTGTCGGCGATCTCGTCGGCCTGCGGGAAATCAAGCTGCTTGGCGAGGATCGGAATGATGACAGGGGCAGCCGCCGGGAATGCCTGCACCATCTTGCTCATGGATTCCACGGCTTCTTCTCGACGTGAGGTAAAGCTTGGGCCTGTCGTGACGGTCAGGTCGTACTTGCCCGCTGTGAGGTCGTGCATGGCCATGATGGCCTGCCCCGTCTCGTCAACCATCGGCTGGCCGGTCTTGGGGTCCGTCTGCTGATACTGCTGATTGATCGGCTTGGCTTCCTGCTCGCCATCCTCGCCAATGATGCGGATAATTCTCTCTCCCGAATAGACCTTGGGAATGAGGTCGATCAGGATGCGTCCTGTGTGTCGGATGGCCCGGGCAAGGTTGTCGATGAAATGGAAGGTGGACACATCCCCTTCCCTCTGGCGTGCCATGATGGCGCGGCCACTGGTTTCATTCGAACGCGCACCCAACGAGGCATCGAACACGCCCATGACGGCCTTCATATCGTCGGCGGCGTTCAAAGCCTCCTGAAGGGCTCCTGCGGCCGGCCCAACGTCCAATGGCTGGCGCTGCGGCGGCTCCTTGTCAAATTCCAGATAGGCATGGCTGGTGCTGTTCGACGTTGCCCAGCGTGCGGCATCGCTGTCAAACGTGCCCTTGCGGCCAATCCACGGCACGCGAGGCGCCAATGCAACCAGTTCGGTGGCGTTCGTGCGCCAGAAGTTCACCATCCGCTGCGGGTCTTTGGCGTCATGGATCAGGCTGCGGAAATAGCGCTTGCCCTCCAGCACGATCTCATCGCCATAAACCGGGATGATCGGAATGTATTTCCCCGGCCAGTCGTTGACTGCCAGTATGTCCGCGCCGCTCATGATGGTCTGGGTGACCTTGTGCGACTTGGTGGTGCGGGAGGCAACGACTGTGATTGCCCCAGCCTGCAAAAGCGCCTGGATGTCTGGATTGCTCTCGACATCGGCCTTGTCATAGACATAGCCGTTGGACAGCTTGACGATTTCCCGGTCTACTTCCTCACGCTTCCACCATTCGGCGAGCATGACCATATCATCCTGAAACCAGGTTCCGACGTTGGTCCATGCTTCATTTGCGAAATCGGTGCAGCACTCTTCGCCGTCCGAGTTCTTCTTGCCCTTGTATTTGGCGATGTACTCCGACTTGCGGATTGGCTCGACAATGAACGAAAGGTTCCAGTCCGACGAGTCCGCCCCCATGCTGTCAGGATCGCCAAAGACCGAGAACTGGTTTGCAACGCGATCGATGGTCAGATCCATGTCGAACGCATCGTCAAAGGCGTAATCCATGCCGACGCGCCAGTAGCCCCAACCTCCCGAGACACTGGCTTCGATGGCCGTGTCATAGGCAACATCGGCGTTCGAGGTGTATTCGATGTTGCGAATGAGACCGTTCATCAGGTCGGCTGTCTTTGGGTCTGCCCCGCTGTCAGCCGCATGCACCTTGATCGAAGGCTTGTTCTGCCTGCTATCGTTCACCACCTGGCGAATGAACGCCGGCATCTTGTTGATGGTCAGACAGGGCCGCATATCCTGATCGCGCTGCTTTCTGATGTCAGCCGGCCATTGATCGGAGAGACGCGAAAAGCGAATATCATCCTTTGCAGTCGTGCGATTGTCGGACTCTGCGTCCTGGCAGCGCTCGAATGCCGTCCTGCCCTCTGCGAGCAGATCCTTTTTGTCAGCCATTCAGGAGCTACCCCATCCACGCACCAGACCCTGCATTGCGCGGGTCCGATTTCTTCTTTGCCAAGGGTTCTTCGTAGGCCACACACATCAGCCCGAAGGCATCAGCGCCGTGCGAGGCCCAATCGTGTTCAGGGCCAAGGCCAATGCTGCGTGCCTCGTCCTTGCGCTCGTGATAGGCGCCAAGGGCAGCCAAGCCGGTCTCTTCACATGTGGTCTTGTTCATCCAGATGCTTGGGAATAGCCGGTGCGCGGATTCGATACGCATCTTCGCGGCGCCCTTGCCCTGGTTGGGGATGACCACAACCTCAAAGCCGGCGTCAGTCAGCGCGCTTTCGTAGCTGACATCGTAAACCTTCTCGTTGTTCGCCCCATCATGAGGCAGAACGCAGAGAGCCTTGCTGTAGCCATTGTCGCGCAACCACGTAACATGCGCTGAAAGCGGCTGGCCTTGAGCCTCGTAGTAGTTGAGAACCCGTATTTCCTTGCCAATGAACTGAGCAATCCAGATGGCACATGCGTCGGCCTTTGCTCCAGTGCCGCCAATGTCCCAGAATGCGCGATAGGTCATCAGCGGGTCAGGAGCGACATTCCCAAGGCGATGCTGCAACTTCAGCAAGGCGATATCAGCCGCGAAATAGGCGCCTTCTGTCACCTTCTTGTAGTCTCCGTCCCAGATATGCGGGCATTGGTCGGGACGCTTCTGGTTGTCCTCTACGAGCTCTTCCTTGAGCTCTTGGGGAAACCATGGGTTGTCTGACCAGTTGGCTCGGGCAACCACCGACCGGACAGGAGCGCCCGCTTTGCCTCGGAAGAAATCATCCACAGCATCGTTCTTGCGACGCGGGTTCCATGAGAACCACAGTTCCGAGCCCGTCTTGCGCAGCGTGGGCCGCAGCATGGTCAGGCTGCTTACGCTGAGTGTCTGCGCTTCCTCGACCCATGCCACGTCGAAGCCTTCAAGCGATTTGATGCTTTCGGCGTTGTGATCCTGCATGCCTTCGAAGATGATGACACCGCCGCCGGGCGTTACAATCTGCGCTCGCTGACAGTCGAAATGTGCGCTGAGGTCGCAAGCCTTGATCTTGTCTTCGATCAGGCGCTTTGCGGATTCGCCTAGATCCTTCTGGACTTCGCGGATACAGACAGCCCGAAAGCCTGGCTCTGCAAAGGCTCGCTCAACGATCAGGCCCGCGAAGAAATGGGACTTGCCGGAACCGCGCCCGCCATATGCTGCCTTGTAGCGTTGAGGCGCAAGAAGCGGGACGAAGACCCTAGCTGTTGGGATTTGCAGGATCGACAATGGTACGCTCGATCCGATGGATTAGCGGCGCATCAGGATCACCGGCAATCTGGAGAGGCAGCACCTTACCTAGGAGCGCCATAAACGGGCCGGGGTTCTCTGTTGCCTGCTTGGCCAGATAAGCCGCCATATCGCCATCACCGGCGTCTGTAGCAGCCTTCAGGATCGCGTCCTTGAGCAGAGCGGTGGCCTTGTTCGGCGTCCCCTTCTGTCTCCCGCCAGTCTTAGCACCGAGGGCCATTTGCGACCTCACCCAGTCTAAGAAGCCCTACTTTAGAGACCCCAAGCACCTCGCAGGCAAGCTCCGACTCCAATTGCCCTGCCGACATGCAGCTCATGTTGCGGGGGTTGTCGCAGGATGGCTGCGTAGTGCAGGCGCTGAGCATGGCCGCGAGAAGCAGAATCTTCATGGCTGGCCTCATGGGCTTTGCAGGTGGCCGGCATTCAGCCAGGCTCTTAACCGACCCAATGCGTATCGACGCGATGGGCGAGACCTGCAAACTGTGGATTTCTGATTGGCTGGGCCGGCGAACCGTGGTCGCAACTCGACCCATAGCCAAATCAATAGACCTTTCTGCCATGAACGTCAATACGAAACGTTCCGTAACGTTAGAGATAATTGAAATGCATGGCGCAGGCCCGCAAATCCTGATGCAGCACTGCTGCCATGTCCCTGATCTGGGCCCCGTAGCGAATGGCGATCTCGGATATCGGCAGACCTTGGACGCAGTATGCCGTCAATCGCGCAGTCGGCATCTTGCCCAAACCCATGAACGCGTGGCGTAGCTCATCCATTGCCACAGCGCGGCCCTGTGGAAGCCCTTTCCAGTCGCCGTGGCCCTCTGACATCCAGTCGGGCGATGACGCTGCTGCGGTGCCTGCCTTCTCCCATAGTCCGGCATAGTGGCAACCCGCGTGGTATAGCGACCCATCGGCGTTTGTTCTGCCGTACCTCCATTCGAACGTGCCAGGACGGCAACGAAGCGACCGGGCTTCCGAGCGTGTCGCCGTTATCCGAACGCTAGTCTCGATCTCGACCGCCCCGTCGTAGCCGGGCTCGAATGTCTTTAGCTTGGGCTTGGCCATTCTGTGTCCCTGCGTTGAAGAAAGGCTATGGAGTGCGGATGTCGGCTGGTATCTTCTCTGTGGTCATAGAGATGCTCCGGAATCGTCATATGCCCAGCCCATGCGCCCCATATGCTGGCCGCAAGCCGCGCATTTCATCAGCGGGAAGTCGCCGGGGCGATCCTCGGTAAGCGTGTAGGTCTTGTTGCGGCAAACTACACAGGCAAAGAATGCCATTGTGTCATCCACGACATGAGGGCTTTTGAAAGCGAGATGGATGATGTTGTCGCTCATGGCTTTGTTCCAAATCACTTGCAGATTAGCAGATTTTGCTTTATTCTCAAAGCGTTAACTCGGCTTTGCGCGGAGGCCTTTCGGTTGCGATCGCGCTCTAGTTGCAGGGAATAGCCGACAAGCTTCGGAGCGTTGTAGGCTTCCTGGTAGGAGGCTATGAGGTGTGCAATTGACGTGTGGTCCTTGCCGAACCATTTGCCGAGCAGGATAGTGGACAAATCCGGTTGCTTGGCCTTGACCCGATACGCCGCTTCCCTGCGGGCCTCGATGATTGGCCGGTGCCGCTTCCTGCTGCCGATGTCGATCGGGCAAATCGCGTGCCGGTCTGCAACCTCGGTGATGATCGAAAGCGCCCAGTCCGGCGTTCCTCGCCTGCGAAACTGCTGAATGCCGTCGAACCGCTGGTTTTCGATTTCCGCCACTCGGCGCAACTCTCGCTGATTAGCGATATCGTAAATCATCACGGCGATGGGTCGTGGCGGGGGAACCTCGGGAGGCTGCTCAAAGAAGCGCTGCACATTGCGTTCCCTGATACCGCGCTCTGTTGCTCTATAGGCAAATACTTGCATGACAACTCAACTTTCTTGCTGCTTCGGTACATACGTGCGGGAGAAATCTGGATGGATCATAAGAGCGCTTCCTGCTTGGGCTCAGGAGCGCGATGCTCGACAAAGAAATCAGGTTGCGCGTATGCCTTCGTGATCCTGGCAACGGCGATGTCGAAGTAGCCTTCGTCTATCTCGATGCCGACGCCGGTCTTGCCCAGCTTGGCGCACGCCACAAGGGTGGTTCCTGACCCGCAGAAGGGGTCTATGATGGTTTGCGCATCTGGCGCGAAGCCAAGGCACCATTGCATCAACTGGATAGGCTTCTGGGTCGGATGTTCTTTACCGCCATCCATGTTCATGGGGCGGAACACAAAGCGGCGCGCTACCATGTCGAGATTGGTCCACGCCATCTCAAAATCTGCGAAGTCCCTGCCCGCGTTGTTCTTGTCCCAAACCAACGGCGCACGAGTGGGCGGAAGATCAAAATAGTTACCGCCCCAGATGATCAATTTCTGGGCTTTGCTGCGCAAAAGTGCTATTGTTTCCGCGTCAATTGGTCTGTCGTCCCAAGTCTTGCCGCCCATGCCGCGACTGACCGCCAGTCGATTGGATTTGGTGATGTTAATCCCATAGGGCGGGTCCGTCAGGCAAAGGTCGAACTGCCCAAGCGATGGCAAGACATCGCCCATATCGCCCAGTATGAGCCGGCAATCGCCAATCTGGACCTCGCGGCGGATCATCAGCCTTCCCTCATCTTTTCGTATCTGCGGGAGAAATGATTTGCCGGGAGTGGGGCTGCTACAGGCTTTATCGAGACGACATTGGTTCGATCTGCCTGTCTCGCTTTGAACTTGCGTTCCTGTTCGGCGCCGTCTTCATAAGCGCAGCGATTGAGCCACGTCTGGGCATGGCATTTGAACTCACGTTGCCCACCATCGCGGATGAACCAGGCGGCGCCGTCTACGATGTCCTGCGGGTCTGCACCGCGCTCCTCGACATGGCGCAAGAACTCATCGCGAGCTGCACCGCGACCGTCGTGCTTATTCATGTGTGGTTGCCAAATTGACCAGAATGCCCTGAACTCGTCTGTCTCATCGGCCTTTGATGTCGGACGTGCGCGCTTCATGCCGCTTCCCTCAAATTGACACCCCATGACGATAGCGTTTCCCGCACATCGTCTATCGAACGCACAACTGCGATTGGCACTTGTTGAGCGGCGAGGAAGTCGCGCCACTCCTTTTGCTCTGGACGGAGGTAACTGCCCTCCTGCTTGACCTCCAGGAGGCCGTGGAACGCTCCGGTTAGGAGAATGTCCGGGAAGCCCTTACGCATCCCTCGCGCCTTCTCCAGAGCCCCTGTGACGGCAGAGCGCGGGTTGTTCGAGATACCAACCGCTCGGATGTTGCGCGGAAGCGTTCGATCCAGATAGGCAATGATCGAAACCTGGATCTTGTGTTCGCCGTTCTTCAAGCGAGCAGCCCCCATCCGATCGCCGCAATCCCCAGCATGCAAATCCCAGCAAGTGCCCATAGCCATAGACCGGATACCTTGGGCTCTGGTTCTTCAAAGGGGATGTAGAAGCCGGTGTCATCAAGCGTGAAGATGCCGTGATCCGTGGCTATGGTGCGGGGTTTCATGGCGTTGGCTCTGGGCGCTTGCCGGCTTCGAGGATGGGCAAGCCCGCCTCTGTGGGCACATAGATGACATCGCGGCCCGTGTGGCCGGTGTTCTCCAGCATTTCGATGTAGCGCCAGCGCAAATAGCCTTCCGGACCGCCAAGACCTTGGGCAATGATCCGGTTGGCCTCTGCAACGCCCTTGGCGCGCTCGATTTCGGCCTTCGCAGTCAGGGAAGACGCGTCGAGTGCGGCTTGAGCCTCCAGCACCTTGACGCGGCGCGTGCTTTCGGCGCTGGCAAGCTGCGCCTCGCCTTCCATGCGCTGGGAATAGACGTTGTACTGCGGATAGACGTAGCTGCACCCACCGATGCCGCTCACCACTATAACGCCGACGCCAACAATGGCGCCAAAGATTGCTGTACCTTCGCTCATCTCATTTACCTCTCAGCTTTCTTGCCAGCCACAAGATCAGCCAGCCTAACAAGCGCCGAATTATCGACACCATGGCGCGTCCTTTCCTCTTCGTAAGCTGCATCTGCTTTCGCAAACCCGGCCTCAACCCAAGCTTGAAACAACGGGAGCCAACGATGAGTAAGCATCCCCCTTGCAGGACGATTCCATCCCTGCATGATGATATTTGCATCAACCCCATACTTTTCTTGGACGCGGTATGCCGCAGTCTCGATATTGTCACCAGGACCGTTGAAATGCTTTCCGAGCAGGTCTGCGGCCATTTTCTTGGCACTTCTGCCTGCAAACATCGGATCGTTGATGTCGATCACAGACATTTTGCTACCCTTTACGTGTGACTTGTCGCTCATGACATAAATCCCCTGATACGTTGCTTTCATGAGCAGCGAGCAACGAAAGGAGTTTTCGGTAATCTGGACGGAGCAGGATCTTCGTGACGCTCACCGACTTTTGCGGGTCTTGGACGAGCGATCGAAGAAACGAAAAAAGCTTGCCGGCGGCGAACTGTTGGGACCGGCAGAAATCAGAGATCCAGTGTGTCCCTCGCTGGATAAAAGGGCGGACGGCGAGAGCGACCAGGGAGTTAGTACGCTCGATCGCCGTCCGCAGCTTACCGCTACCCGTCGTGGGGAGGTAGGCAGCGGATGGGGTGACTGGCGGGGTTCTGGTCCTGTTGAGACCTGTGCTGATGCTTCCATGCGCCCGCCAGCGCAACCGGGCGCAGGTTCGTATGGAAGCGGGTTCACGGTCGAGGCGGAGGGAGGATTCGCCTGGGACGTGCGCTCGGACAGTAAGGAATTTGATTGATGCGACAGTCATTGGAATGGCACCGCGACAATCTCGTAGTCGCAGAGTTCGATTTCGATGATGTCGTCTTCGCTCGGGGTAAGCAGAGCGGTGAAAATCGATATGTCTGTCTTGCGGGTTTGGACCGGGCGGAAATGCTTTGCCCAGAACTGGCATTCCTCACAGTCTTCGTAGTCTCCAGGGTTCACCACCTCTTCGAGGCGAATGTAAACTTCATCTTTGTGGGGCTCTATATTCCTGATGGTGTAAATCCCACCGTAGACCGGAAAGGACTCGTCGGGTTGCAGACCAGACCATTTGCCATTTTTCAGGCACACAACCTTGTCGCCCACTTTCCAATTCAAGTAGCTCATGACGTCCGCAGCCTGATCCGGATGGCGTCACGCTCTCTGCGGAGATTGAGAGCCAGCCCGGTGGCAGCCCACCAGAGCGTAAACAGAACGAATGCAGCGAGGACGTAGATCATTCGAGACCTCCATCGGTTGGGAAATGGGGGCCGGCAGACGGGGGTACATCTGCCGGCTTCGCTGTCTTGGCTTGGGAGGGGTTTGACAGCGAATGGGTTATCTTGGCTTCAAGCTCTTGAGCGCGTGCCCATGCGTCCTCGCGCAGCTTCACAAGGCGCTTGACGTAATCCTCTGTGGCCTCGATGTGGTTGGCGGGACCGTACAGCTTGCGACAGGCGTTCCAGCACTCGACCAGCCGGTCAAGGACCGCCCTGTCACCTTCCATGACCAGCAGAACATCTTCGCCCTTGGTGTTGCAGATGCGGGCAACGCCGTCTTCGCGAACGTCAACGAAGAGTTCCGGGAACGGCTTGAAGGGAATGCTCATGCCGCCGACTCCTCGCCCTCGACCGAGTGGTCGTTGAGGAAGTCCGCCAGCGCCAGTGTGTCGCCTTCAGCCTTCGCCGCATCGATAGCTGGCGCCCAATGTGACTGCGGGATACGGCCTCGGATTTGCCAGCCCTGGACCGTGCTGACAGCTAGGCCGAGCTTGTTGGCGGTCTTGGTGAGACCTCCAAGTTTTCGGATCACATAGGCAGCGGGAGAGAGGAGCATTTCGACGTTCCGTTCATCAGTCATGTTTTCTATATACGCATTTTGCGTACACGCTGTCAACGTGGAAAACGTACATGACTAATGGTCTGGTGCGTTCGATGGATAACAGCCCGGAATCAATAGCCAATCGTATGCGCAAACTGCGTGAGCGCACCGACTTGTCGATTGACCAGATGGCGAGGGGGATGGGCTACGCCAGCGCCTCTAGCATCCAACGCTACTTCGACGCCGGCAAACTGAAAACAGGCTACCTTAAGAGGGATTTTGTGGCCAAGGTTGAGAAAGTGTTACTAGGCAAGGGCAACCCGCCAATCACAAGGCCCGAGATATGGGAACTCGCGGGGCCGGAATTCAACTTTGGAGCATTAGAGACTTCTAATGCTGTTGTTATCTCACAGAACGTTACTTCCGTACACAAAATCCCCGTGTATGGTAGCGCGGTTGGTGGAGTGGATGGCGAATTCGCCATGAATGGAGGTATCTTGTACGAGGTGGCGGCCCCACCGGTACTGACTAACGTATCCGGGGCATATGCAGTGCAAATCTCTGGCGAATCAATGGAACCGCGTTACTTCGATGGCGAAGTGGTTTTTGTGAACCCACACCGCAGGGTTGTAAAAGGCGATTTCGTCATTGTCCAGATACTTGGCGAGACAGACGATGATCCGCCCCTGGCCTTCGTGAAGCGGTTCGTTCGGCACAACGCCGCCGAGCTGGTGCTTGAGCAATATAATCCAGTGAAGGAATTGCGGTTTCCGCACGATCGGGTGAAATCAGTGCATTTCATCACGATGGGAGGCTCTAGCTCTTAGTACTGTTAGGCTCTTCTATTGGTCCTGACCGTTAGAGAGCCCTGAACTCCGGACATAGGAGGACTAAGCCCCGCGAATTTCAGCGAGGTTAGCCCCTATGCCGGAAGTGATCTTGACCGCCTGAGCCGCCCGTCACCCCATCCGCCGTGGACGTACAACAGCGCCACGACTTGACCGCACTATATCGGCTCTCTGGTAAGAGACCGGCGACACCCCTTCGGTCGTTCGGAGTGGGGTTGCACTATGTCGCGCCCGGTGGTAATGCATAAGTCGTCAGTTATACGACCTGGGTCCGCCACCGTCTTCAACCGTTCGGCACCCATCAGAAACCTCGGCCTAACCGCCGGGGTTTTTCTGTTTTAGCCGATCCATACGCAAAAAGTCAACACGGCATACTTTTTTTGCGTAAATAATGCTTGCGTCTTACGTTTTATGCGTATACGGTCATTTCCAGAGACAAGCACTGGAGACGGACATGAACCACTACGCACTTATCTCCAAGCCGACCGGAACGCGGACCCGCTGCGGCGAGACTGTCCTCCGGTGCGATGCCAACCCGTCGCAGCCTGTTACATGCACGAAATGCCGCGCTTTGCTGGCTGACAAGGTTCAGCACGAAGCGGCGCAGGCCGACATCACTCCTGCCGGCCAAATTCAACGCATGCATGCGGCGACGGCGAAACATTTCGCATCCGTGCTGGCGGCATGATCATGGACCACGGCATTCTGAACATCCCCCTTAGCAAGCGCGGCGACATCGACGCGCAGATCGATCGCTACAAGGCGGAACAGGCTGCAATCGCCAAGGCCAAGGCTCAGGCGGATTTCGCACAAGCCAAGATAGACCGCGCCTCCGCTCATGAGCTTCTGGACGCAGCCGAAAAGCCACGCATCCAGCATCTCGCAGAACGGAGCGGGCGCACTTTCACAGACGAACGCCGGCACCTCCGCTCGGAATGCCACTGGCAGCCGAAGCTGGTGATCGCGCTGCTTTCGTAACACCCCCCCAATCGCGAAGGCGACGGGAACTGACACAGGAGAACGACAGATGGCACTCACGGTCAAAATCAGCAAATCGGGGGCGATCACCATCCGCCTCGGCAAGACCGATCTGAAGCGGGCGGCAGTCTGGCTTTCTGACTTCGAACATTACGACGAGAAATCTGGCGACGTTCTTGTGCCGAAAGTCATCAACCCCAGCGCCTTCGCTGAAGCTGTCTATCACCAGCTCAACGACGAGGAAGAGGACGGGACCACCATCGTCCATCGCATGTTTGACGATGCGATCAAGGAAGCCGTTGAGCAGGGCGCGGAAGGCATCGTTTTCCCCGGCGACAAGGAATACGGGCGCAAAGCACTCGCCGGCTGATCGCTCCCTAACCCCTCCCCACTCCTTCCTACAGATGGAAAGAAGACATGAACGCCAGCATCCCATTCACGCAATACATGCTGCCGAACGGTCGCAAGGTTGATGTGTCAATCGAGCGCCCTTCCGATATCGCGGCGGCAGCAGCCGACATCATCAATCGCGGCTACCGCTTCGAATGCGAGATGCTGACGACTGGCGATGTCAGCCTGACCATTGCCGACGATGACGGCGATCTGGACATCGAAGTCGTTCCCAACGGGAAGGACGTGCCCGCCGCTGTTGACCGCCTGATCCTTCGCAACAACACTGCTCCGGTGTCGGCATGACCGCACCTTTTCGCCCCTACACAGCCCCGGTAACTGACCTACACGCCCGTTTGAGCGGCAGGGACACCGATACGCTGAAGGTGAACGTCATCGGCTGTTTCACCTCGCCAATAGGCATCCAGTATCGCGTGCTGGAGAACGGCAAATTCTACCACCTGAACCGGTTCCTGCTCAATCATTTGCGGGAGAGCGGCGAGAGCTGCGAAAGCCTCGAAATAATCCCGGTCGAAGAGGATGACGAGTGATGACCACCTCCCGCGAGCGCCAGATGAAGTTCATCGAGGATTTCGGGCGCGATTCCCTGAAGATCGGCGTCACCGAAATGCTGGCTTGCTTCGGCCCCGATTGGCTGACCGACGAACAAGTCAAGGACATCGTCGCGTACAAGATCGACGTTTGGCGCCGCGCAGTTCGGAACACCATCCGCAACCGGGCAATCCAGAAGGCGAGGATATCATGATGGGCCGCGACCAAATCGAAGAGCAGGCGCTCCTGCAACTCTCCCAGACCATTCACCAAGCCGAAAACCCAAGGGACGGCTACGGCGTCGGCTTCCTTGTCTACAGCCTCGCCGCTGATTTCCACGCTCTGTGCTGCATGGCTGGACCGGAAGCTGCGCGCCAGGAAATGGCCGAGATCATCAATTCCGAGTTCGAAAGGAAACGCTCGTGACCAGCCTGACCTTCGACTTCGCCGAATTCTGCGAGCGCTCCGATTGCGACACCACCGAACTGATGCGCGTTCTTGGCGCTGTTCGGAATGGCGCTTGGTGTGCTGGCGGCGCGATCCGCAGAACCCTCATCAAGCAGCCGCTCGACAGTGACTTCGACTTTTTCTTCCGCAGCGCCGAGGAAATGGCTGAGTGGGAGAAAAAGCTACCTTCGACCTTGGCCTTGGTGCGAGAGACGGAGCATCACAAGCACTGGAAAGGACCAGTCGAAGGTAGCGCAATTCCGGTTGAAATTCAAGCAATTCGCTTCCGCTACTATGCGAGTGCGGCAGAGGTAATCGACAGCTTCGATTACACGATCACGCAGTTCGCGCTGGACGGCGACGCCCTGGTTACAACGCCGCTTGCCTTGTGGGACTTGGGCCGCAAGCGCCTCGCCATCCACAAGGTAACCTACCCGGTCGCGACCATGCGCCGGATGATCAAATACACCCGACAGGGCTTCAACGCCTGTGCCGGCTGCATGGCAACCCTTCTCAAAGAAACCGCGACTTCGCCCGAGGCAATGGCTTCGCTCGATATCGCCTATGTGGACTGACGAAAATGGCAAAAGCTGCTGACCAGAAGTTGCTCGAAATCCTGAACGAATATGGCGAGACGCCCAAGGACGCCATGTGGGATTGCCACGGAACCTGGGTGATCTATCACCGGGCAATCGAGCGCATCGCGGCGAAGGCCAAGATCAGCTTCGACATGCCGGAAATCGTGGAAGCGAAATCCGCCGACAGGATCGTTGCAATCGTTGCCCGCGGTTTCATGGGCGACCGCTCGGAGTGGTCCTTTGGTGAAGCTGCCCCCGGCAACAACAAGAATTCGTACCCTTATGCGATGGCCGAAAAGCGCGCGAAAGACCGCGTTGTCCTGAAGCTCATCGGCCTTCATGGCCTAGCATATTCCGAGGAGGAAGGCGACGATTTTCGCGCCCAAGACTATTTCGAAGAGCGTGGCGAACCTGTGCAGCAAAGCCACCTCAAGGCCAACGGCAAGCCCGCGAAGGGGTGGCGCGCCAATGGTGACCGCACGTCCTACTGGCTCAAGACGAACGGCTCTTGGGACGCCCTGAAGACTATGCTGGACGAGGATCTGCTCGACTGCAAGTCGCTCGTATCGCTGGACAGCGTGAAGGCCATCTATCGCGGAATGGCGAAAGAGCAGCACTGGAACAAGGACTTCCTTGAAGCCCTGACAAATGCGTTCGGTGCCCATGAGAGCGCCCTTCTGTCGAACATGGAGGCAGAGCAGCTTGCGGAAATCCCGCTTGGTGACGCGCTCCGTAAATCCCTCGCTCAACACCCACTCAACGGAGGCTGAATTGGCTGGCTCAGTGAATAAGGTAATTCTCGTCGGCAATCTTGGTGCAGACCCGGAAATCCGCCGCCTCCAGTCTGGTGATGCCGTGGTCAATCTGCGCATCGCAACGTCCGAATCCTGGCGCGACAAGAATTCCGGCGAGCGCAAGGAAAAGACCGAGTGGCATCAGGTGGTCGTGTTCAATGACCAGATTGCCAAGGTCGCGGAACAATATCTCCGCAAGGGCATGAAGGTCTACATCGAAGGCTCGCTTCAGACGCGCAAGTGGGCCGACAAATCCGGCGCCGAAAAGTACACCACGGAAATCGTACTCCAGAAATTCCGTGGCGAGCTTCAGATGCTCGACGCCACCGGCAAGGGTGAAGCGCCAGCCGCCAGCAACGACGACGATTCCGAGATCCCGTTCTGATCTTAACCAGAGAAGCCCGACCTCGCAAATGGGGTCGGGCGGGAAGGCCAAGGGACATGGCAAAGAAACCAGATAAGCCGATCTACGCATTCGTGCGCCGTGGCGACGGCCTGTTTCCTGAGATGGAATACGACGCTGGCGCCCTCGCCGGCATTGCCCAGGGTCAGCGCGTCAAGCTGGAGTTGAAGCAGTGGCGCAACCTAGACCGTCTCCGCGCCTATTGGGCCACGCTACAGGACTGCGTGAACGCCACAGGGTGCGCGCCTAGCAAGGAAGCGCTTGATGCCTACGTACGGCCCGCTGTGGGCTACGTGGATGCCATCCGACTGGCTTCCGGGCATTTCGTCGGCGTCGGTCGCCCCATCAATACCAGCGAGTGCGAAGAGCCCGAGATGATCGCGTTCTTCCAGAGCGTCGAAGAGTTGCTTGCGCGTGAGTTTGGATACGTCAGCGAACGAAAGGCCGCAGCATGAACCCGCCCCGCATCTACTGGCGCCGCGCCCATCCCGTAAGGCTTCCAAACCGCATCGACACCCTTCCGCATGCCCAGATGATGCCAGCCTTCGAGCAGGACATCCGCCGCTATCCAAGGCTTCTAGAGGACAAGCTTGCCAAGGAGATCGACCGGGAATTGGAGATGCTTCCGTGAGACGCGAATTCAGCCGCAAGATCAAAGCCGCCGCCATTGCGCGCGCTGCTGGCCACTGTGAGCGTTGTCGCGCTGTCCTTAAGGCTGGCGGTGCCGAGGTCGATCATATCCTTGAAGACGCTCTAGGCGGCGAGCCTGTGCTGGCGAATGCCCAGGTTTTATGCGCGCCTTGTCATAAGGAAAAAACAGCCGAGCGAATTGTGAAGATCCGCAAGGCCGACCGGCAGCGCGACAAATCCACAGGTGCCATCCGTCCCGCCGGCAAGTTGCGCGGCCCAGCATTTCAAAAGCCCGAGAAGCCCGCTCGCGAAGGCAAAATGCCGCTCGCTCCCAGGATCATTTACGCAGTGAGGACAGCATGACCGACCCACATAGCCAGATAGATGCGAAGGGCGTCGAAGCCGCGCACGTCGCCGTTCAAAAATGGATGGATTGGTGCATAGACCATGATCAGGAGCCATCTGCGCGATCTGGTGCATCGGAGGCCATCCGCGCCTATCTCGGCGCCCTCATCCCTGCCGCAAAGCCAGTGGGAGTAGAGGGGCTGACGGAGCGAATCCAGCAGCGCATTAGCGTGTTTCGCGAGATGACGCCGGAAGACGACGAGCCATGGCATAGCTGGTATCTCGCCGCGTTCGATATGCTGTCCGCTGAGGTCGCCGCTCTCTCCGCAGGAACAGCAACACCCGGAGGGGAGACAGCCAGGTATCAGGTCACGGCCATTATGAAGGGCAGCCGCACTAGGCTGGTAGTTTCGGATGGCGACAATGCCTACTCGACCGAAGACCGCGCCGCCGCAGAACGTGTGCTGGCAGAGGTCCAGAGATTTCCGGCTGCCTACCGTGACGCTCGCATCGAACCAGCAACACCCGGAGGGGAGAAGTGATGTGCAGATCGTAGCGAAACCGTGACCAATTCGTTGTTCTGAATTGCCACTTATGCTACTGTTTCTCAAAGGAAAAAGCAATGGATGACGTTGGTAAAATGACTGCCTGCCCGAAGTGCGGGTTAGACGCTAAGTCGCTGCTGCACCCCCTCTGCACACACAAGAAATGTCCGGTGCGCGATGCTTTTAGAATGCGGGCGTTGGCTGACGAGGGAATGCGCCAAGGCCGAGCAATAAGCGCCTCGGTGCGCATATGGGAATACGAGGACATAGAAGGAAATTGGAGAGAAGCCCGTAATGCAGATGACGCCTGCATGTGGGCTGAAGATGGGCGGCGCATCCGGGAGAAGTTGGCGGAGGACGTTGGCCGTCCTGTTCCCAAGCATGGGAGCAGGCCCATGATCGCCGTGGAGGAAGCCGCAAACCGGCTTCGCGAAAACCTAGCATCCTTCGATGCAGAAGCGGCGTTCGAACTCGCCAACGAAGGCGAGCGTTCCGACCTGTGGACCGAGATTGATGTAAATGTCGAAGACCTCCGCACTGTCCTATCCACCCTCACAGGAACAGCAACACCCGGAGGGGAGAAGTGAGCGCGCTTTCAGACCATCGCGTAATCTACATCAGCGGACCGATCACCGGTATCCCGGACAAGAACCATCCTTTGTTTATGTCGGTCGCTGGCGAGCTTAGGCGAATGGGCCACCGCGTCTATAACCCGCGCGAATTTACGTGGGATTGCCCGACCTTCCCGAAGCGCAAGG